CACATATTACTTGGGTAATAAGAATCTAAAACGCAAAGACATCAAACTTGATTATACAAAAGAGCAGATCGAAGAATACATCAAGTGTTCTCGAGATGTAGATTACTTCTGTGAAAAATATGTTAAGATTGTATCTGTGGATAGAGGCCTGATACCATTTAAACCATTTGTATATCAGAAGAAGATGTTCAAGCAGTTTGATGATGCTCGATTTACTATCTGTAAGATGCCTCGTCAGGTCGGCAAGACAACGGGTGTTGTTGGATATTTACTTCATAAGGTGCTGTTCAACGAGAACTATAACATAGCTGTATTGGCCAACAAACAAGTACAGGCAAGAGAAATCCTTTCTAGAGTGCAGCTTGCGTACGAATGGCTTCCAAAGTGGCTTCAGCAAGGTGTTGTTGAATGGAACAAAGGAAACATTGAGCTAGAGAATGGTTCAAAGATACTTGCTTCTGCAACATCATCGTCAGCAGTTCGTGGTCAATCATATAACCTGATCTATCTGGATGAGTTTGCGTTCGTTCCAAGAAACATTCAGGACACATTCTTTGCTTCTGTGTTTCCTACTATCACATCTGGCAAGTCATCTAAATTGATAATCACGTCTACTCCTAACGGGATGAACTTATTCTATAAGATATGGATGGATTCTGTCAACGGCAACAATGACTATGCCCGAGTAGACGTCCATTGGTCAGATGTTCCTGGCAGAGATGAGGAATGGAAAGATCTTATGATCAGAAGTACATCTGTTGATCAGTTTCGTCAGGAGTTTGAGTGTGAGTTCCTTGGTTCAACCAATACCCTAATCCATCCCAACATACTTTCTAAATTGGTGTTTAATGCTCCGTTTAGAGAACAACATGGTGTAAAGATATACAAAGAACCCGTCAAAGATCATATATATTCAATGACAGTTGATGTATCAGAAGGTCTTGGTCTGGATAGCTCATCATTTGTCATTGTTGATTGTACTACCATTCCATATGAGCTGGTAGCTACATACAAAGATGCAAATATTTCTCAACTGATGTTTCCTACTCTGATTGATGGCATCGGTCGTTATTATAATGACGCATCAGTTTTAGTCGAAGTTAACATTGGTTCTCAGGTTGTCAATATTCTACATCAAGATCTTGAGTATGAAAATGTCGTGATGACCAAGATGAGCGGCCGTAAAGGTACAATAATCGGCGGTGCTGGAAATCAAAACAGATTGGGCATCAAAACAACCAAAGTTACAAAACGAATAGGATGTTCGAATCTCAAATCCATCATAGAAAGCAACAAAATATTTTTAAATGACTATGATGTTATTAATGAGTTGTCTACATATGTGGTAGACGGAACATCATATAATGCAGAAGACGGGTATCATGACGATCTTGTAATGTGTCTGGTACTATTTGCCTGGATGGTCAACCAAAATTATTTCAAAGATGTATCTAATACTGACATAAGAAAACGCATCGTCGAAGAAGTAGAGGATGATTTTACTCCGTTTGGAATTATTGACGATGGTAGAGAAGAAATTAATCCACGTCCTATGACTGACAACGAATTTGAGCGATTTCTTCTAAATTGAGATTTTATAAATAAACGTACAAGATATTGATTTGTTTATATTATAAAAGGAGAAACAAATGGCATTTCAAATAAGTCCTGGTGTTAACGTATCAGAAATTGACTTAACAACTATTGTTCCTGCGGTATCTTCTACAGAAGGTGCTTTTGCGGGAGTTTTTCGTTGGGGTCCTGTAGAAGAAAGAGTTCTTATCTCTTCTGAGGATGAATTAGTCAATCAGTTCGGTAAACCAACAGCAAATAATTTCGAAACATTTTTTACTGCTGCTAACTTTCTAGCATATGGTAATCAACTGTATATCTCAAGAGCAAATGCAGGCGGGAATACAGCTGTAGCAAATACTGGAACAGTAGACAATTTAATTATTAAAAATTTAACAGATTTTGAATATCAATATTCAACTCTAGCAACATTAAGTAATACTGCATTTGCCGCAAAATATCCTGGTGTCTTGGGTAATTCACTTAAGATTTCAGTATGTCCTTCAGCAAATGCGTTTTCTAAAGTAAAATATGCTTATAACGGAACAAATACTGAAATTTTAGCTTTAACAACTGCAAATACTAAATTTTCACTACCAGTTGGATCTAGCGTAGCAAATATTTCTTTTGGTTACACTCAAAATACAGCTACTGCTGGTTTGATGGGTGCAGATATGTTAAGCAGACTTACTGTAGGTGATATTCTTGAAGTAGGAAATACTACTACCGGCATTCAATACATGAAGATTGCTACTCTTGGATCAGTTCAAACAATCAGTGTTGCTGGACCAGCAAGCAATTCATTCTTTAATGTCACATTCGATGATACATTTAAACAAAGATCTGATATTGCTGCAGAAGCTTCTGCCAATTCAACAACTACTATTTTTACAAGACGTTGGGAATACTTTAATTCTGTAGATACTGCACCAGGCATTTCAAATTATGTTGCAAGCAGAACATCAAATACAAGCATTGCAGATGAAGTTCATATTGTTGTTGCGGACGAAGATGGTGCTATTACTGGCATTCCTGGACAGGTTCTTGAAGTTTGGCCAAATCTTTCTAGAGCAACAGATGCCAGAGGCGAACAAGGCGGATCAATATACTATCGTGATGTTCTAAATCAGAGCTCACAATATGTATGGTCAACTAGAGATTATCTCGGATCAAGTGTTACAAGCGATTCTTTCTCAGATCCAAATATCACTTCAAATAAGATATTCTCTTTCGTAAGCGGCGGTGATGGTTCAGCTGAAACTGATATTTCAGTTGCTAACTTAGCAATAGCCTATGATAAATTTAAATCCGCAGAAGACATTGATATTTCATTAGTTCTTGGTGGTAAAGGAAGAGGCGGAAATGGCGAGCAACTAGCAAATTATATCATCGATAATATTTGCGAATACAGAAGAGATTGCGTAGCGTTTGTCTCTCCTGATCAGACAGACACAGTAAATGCTCCGACTCGTGAACTTCAGAACGTGATTGATTTTAGAAATCTTCTAAGATCGACATCATATGCTGTTCTTGATTCTGGTTACAAGTATCAATACGACAAGTATAACTATGTATATCGTTGGGTACCAATGAATGGCGATACTGCTGGTCTTTGTGTGAGAACAGACAATATCCGTGATCCTTGGTTCTCACCAGCAGGATTTAACAGAGGTCAGATCAAGAATGTTGTTAAATTGGCATTCAATCCAGACAAAGCAGACCGTGACCAACTCTATAAGAACGGAATTAACCCAATCGTTAACTTCCCAGGTCAGGGTGTTGTATTGTATGGTGATAAGACTCTACTTGCCAAGCCATCAGCATTCGACAGAATCAATGTACGCAGATTGTTCATTGTTCTTGAGAAGGCGATTGCTACTGCTTCCAAGTTCACATTGTTCGAGTTCAATGATGAATTTACAAGAGCTTCATTCCGTAACCTAGTGGAACCTTACCTAAGAGATGTACAGGGTCGCAGAGGCATCTTTGACTTTAGAGTTGTATGTGATGACACAAATAATACTCCAGAAGTGATTGATCGTAATGAGTTCAGAGGTGATATCTACATTAAGCCTGCTCGTTCTATCAACTTCATCCAGCTAAACTTCGTGGCTGTACGCACTGGCGTAGAATTCGAAGAAATTGTTGGTAGATTTTAAGGGGGAGGGTTAGAACAATGGCTTTCAATATTAACGATATCAGAGCACAGCTTACCTTCGGTGGAGCTAGGCCCTCTTTATTCCAAGTAATCATTAGCAATCCTATCAATCCAGTAGCTGATTTTAAGTTACCATTTCTGTGTAAGACAGCTCAGCTACCAAGTTCTGAATTGGGATTGATTGAAGTACCTTACTTTGGAAGAAAACTCAAGATGGCAGGTGATCGTGTATTTGCTCCATGGACAGTAACTATCATCAATGATGAAGACTTTTTAGTAAGAAATTCCATGGAAAATTGGAATAACTATATCAATCTTTATCAGACAAATACAACTGCTCTTGGATCTGGTGCACCAGGTCTTTATAAGTCACAAGCAACAGTCACTCAGTTCGGCAAAGCTGGCGAGATCCTAAGAACATATCAGTTCAACGGGATCTTCCCACAAGTTATCGCTCCGATTGATCTTGCTTGGGCAGACACAGACGTGATCGAAGAATTCCAAGTATCATTCCAGTATGACACATTCGAAGTATTGAATGGTACTACTGGAAATGCTGGTGGTTCGTAAAAATTAAGAGGAGAGAGCCGTTATAAATATAACAAGTAACGGCTCTCTTTCTTAAGGAAAACATTATTATGCAATTATTTGGATTTAGTATCACCAGAAAAAATGAAGAAAATATTGAATCTTTTGCTCCCGAGCTAAAAGATGATGGCGCTTTAGTTGTTGCCGCAGGTGGTGCATACGGTACCTATATTGATCTTGACGGCACTGCAAGGACAGAAGCAGAGCTAGTCTCAAAATACAGAGAAATCTCCTTACAACCTGAATTAGAGATGGCGATTGACGATATCGTCAATGAAGCTATCGATACTGATGCTGATAACATC